GCTTTGTAGCGCTTGGCAAGATGCTCTGAACTTAACTTCACTGACTGGTCTCCAATTGAGCGCGACGGCGGTTGATCGTATTCACGTGGACCCCAAACAATTCGGCTGCCTTGGCGCGGTCCCAATCTCTGGTGAACCGGATGTCAGCATCACTGACTTTTTTCTCAAACCGCGAACGCCAACGGACCAATCGCATCAGACGCCGCGACCAGATAAAGAAAAACATCTGCATCAAGTATTAGTTCCAGCTTGGCTCCTGGAATATCCGGATGGGCCCAAGGTCGTCTGCGTCGGCACACCCAGGAACGGATTGTCGCGCTGCGCCAAAAGCATTCGGGTGCCGCCGGTGCGCCGGGCGCGTTTGCGTGATGCAATCTCGCGCTGGCTCTGTGCCTCTCGCGCTTCCAGCCGCGCTTCCTGTTCTTGTTGCGCCTTCAACATCTCCGGATCAGGGCCCGGAGGCGGAGGTGGAGCTTTCGGTGCCGAAAATATGCCGCCCATTATGTCCTCGCCATCATGTAAAAATCTTTGCCGTCAGGGCCGAACTTGTGCAAAACCCCTTCCTCGTGAAAGTACAAAACTTTCGCCCATTTGTGAGCCAGAAAATTGTCCGAATGGACGGTGATTTGTAAGCGAACAAGCTGTAACTCTGACATAAAACTGTCTAAAACCAGCTTCGTGACACGGTGAAACGGCCGCGCATGGTCCGATAAACTGACATCCGTGATCAACCAACATTCAGCCACGCCTTGCCACAGCGGTATGCAACCAAACATGCAGATTACCTGACCTTGATGGCATCCCATATAAGCCGGTCCCATCGATGCATAGCCCGACAAGATGCCGGCAAAGTTGGGTATGGTGTCGAAGAACGTGGCGTCGGTGCCCCTGGGTCTCAGCATCGGCACCAGGGCCGGCTCGAAATCAATCAGCTTATAGTCCGCTTGCAGTTTGGCCGCGTCGTTGAGCGCAACAATATCACCGAGCAAAGACATCGAAGTCCGCTGACGCCACCGGCATCTGAGAAAATGGCATCGGCCGTTTGGTCATGCGTCTGTGTTCACCTTGCAAAACGAGATAGCCGTAAGCATCCCCGACGTGGCTATGCTCGTTTTTGTTCGGCACGTCCCGAAACCGTTCCTGGCCTGATCCCATTGCCACGCGGCTGAAGAAATATCCGCCGGCCAGGGCCTTGCGGGTGCGCTGGCATTTCTTATCGATCATCAGGCCCGGCTTTTTGTCATAGTACCGGATCATCGGTGCCGCCATGGCTTCGCGCCGGGTCTTCCAATCGTTGGTCGCTGCCGGCCGTGCCAACAAGCCCAGGGTCTTCAGATGGTCAAAAGCCGTGACCTCGAATATCTGGTCACGTTGCTGACCGGCTGGATCGCCCCAGACAATCACTTCCGCCTTGGGAAACAGGGTTTCGATCTCCGACTTCAACTGATTGCCGAACCTCTCGAGGCCCATGTCGAAGGTGACCAGTTCATGCAAGATGCGCCATTGACCGGAGGGATGTTTCTGTCCAAAGACGGCCGCCGGCGTCAGACCAAAGTCGAGGCCGATCTGGAGCGGCAAGCTCTGGTCGAACTCCAGGCCATCCACGGACATGGCCTCATCGTCATACTCAGGCGTGATCGGCCGACCTTCCTGGACAAACGTATATTCGCCCTTGGCATAGCATCTGATCCAATCCAGGTTTTTGCCGCCGACCAGTTGGTCGTAGTAGCCGGTCGGCAAATTGGGCAAGTTCTCGGCGCCGGGATTGGTCATCCACCAGCGGCCGGCAGACTGAATGAACCCATTGAACTCAGGCTCGTCCGGTAACTCTGAGGCGTCAGCTTCCAGGACGCCGCCGGGTTGGCGGAAAAACTTCCAGGCAAATTTGCCCTTGGGTGCTTCACCCTTCTCCGAATATTTAAAATACCAATGGTCATCATCCATCGGATTGGTGTCCATCCAAATGCCGCGCCAGCTTGCCCCACCATCCGCCTTGGTCGGGTAGCGGCCGACGCGGTGCGACAGTCCAGCCAGGATCGCCGCGGGCAGTTCCCTGGCCTCATTAATCCAGGCGCCGGTCAGTTCCAGGCTGAGTAACTTCCGCACGTCCTTGGGCTGGTCGAGGGCAAGGAAGATCACTTCGCAGTCCACGCCGCGTGCGGCGCCACGGCTGGGCAACTTGATATGATGCGTAATCGGCGGCGACCAATGAGCACGGCCCCAGATGTTTTCGGGAAACAGTTCCATCCAAGTCTTGAGGGTAGTCGTCCGCAACATGGGATAGCTGTTTCTGACAACAGCAAACCGGGAATAGCGAATACCATCTCGCGGCGAGGGTTCTTGCCTGACAGCCCTCAACATAATTTCGGCGGCACAAGCGTAGGACTTGCCTGATCCGACCGGGCCCATCAATCCGCGCACAAACGAACTGTCCTGGAGGAACTTCCAGACATTCGGCGCGGTCTTGAAATCAAGGTTCAGACTTGCTGTTTCGTCCATCCTTCTTCACCTCTACAACTTCAGGCCCGTGCATGGTAATGCCGACTACAGAGGGCGCGGCCACGTCCTCCCGCGGCGGCTCCAACAGGCCGGCACTCTTCGCCAGGACACGCAAGACGCTGATCTTGTCATGCAACTCAAGCTCCAGCGTCGGGTCACCGTCCTTGCTCTTCGTCACCCTGATTTTCTTGATCGCAACCGCAACCGAATCGGGGATGTCCTCCGACGCCTTGACCTTCACATTGCCCTGGTCATCCCAGGTAATAACATCCGTCAAATTCGCCCTGGCGATATCGATCAAGGTCTGGGCAATGCCGTCCTTGTTGTGCTTGATCACATCCGACCGGCCCTTCAGACGGTCCTCCAGTTTCTTGACGCCGCCAAAACGACCGGTCGGGTTGGGTGATCCACTCATGCCGCTTGTTGCTTCCCGCACTTACAAACAGCGTTGCAAAAACATTTGCCTCCAATCAAACGCGCAAACTCCGCATTCGCCTTCATCGGATTGGCAATGCCGCCGGTCGGCACCATGTCGAGGTTTTTACGCAACTGTTCCTGGCCCCTGCGACGGGCCTCATCAGTGATATTCATCAAAACGGCACGTCATCATCGAGGGGCGCATTCGGCTCCGGATTTTGCCGGGGTTGCTTGCTGTCATCAAACGGCGGCAGCATCGATATGAACACCTCAATTTCGCCACGGTCGTTCTGTGTCGGCAATGGGATCGCCTCCAAGGTCAGATTAAACCCGTCGCCGCTTTTCTTCGGAAACGCCACGCCTACCTTGTTCCAGTATGTCTTGCCATCCCGGCCCTTGCGAGGCGTCTTCAAATCATATCGTTCAACCATCAGTCAGTTCTCCCTTCAGTTTTTCCAGGTACAAAATTCCGTCCATCAATTCCTCCTGTGCATTCTCAATCCAATACAGCGCCGGCTGATCATTCGCCTCCATCGATGTGCCAAAACGCTTCATGCCTTCCGCTGACCGCTCGACAAAACGCTGGATCACACGATTGACTACAGGGTCGGAGGTTTGGCCCCAAATGAGATCATCCATGGCGGGCAACCTCACTGGCCTTCGCAATAATGTCGGCAATCGGCACCGCCTCACGGTCAGGGTTCTTCCGCGCATAACCGGCCGACACATGCCTCTCTGTCGCCACGTAAAGGCCAATGAAGTGCGCGGCTAGGCCAACGGCCATGTCCAGGCGCTTGGCCTCTGGGAGGGTCTTCAGGGCGGTTGTGATGGCTGATGCGAAATTCATGAAAAAACTCCGGAATATTTTTGTGAGGGCCCCCCTACGCACCGGGCAGGGCGGGGGGGGAAAGGGTCGGTTCTCCTGGCTGGCGGCATTTTTATTTTTCCCTTGCGCCCTGGGCCGTCACATAGGCAACCGAACGTATAGCCATGTGACACGCCGGTCAATTCAAAAGGAAACCAAGGTGCGGCGGCGTTGACCTCCGGTGCTTGCGGCACTCAGCCAGTACAGCTTCCGCCCTGGAGATCACCTGTTCCTTGCTCAATCCGCGGTCGGTCACGCACAGCAATGCGAGCTCGATAGCCCTGGGGTTGACCAACCTCAATTCGCCGGTCGCATCCTCGGCTGCCCGCGCATACCATCGCGACACCACAACCGCCAAAGCTAGTTCCTCCTCCCCACTCTGTGATGTCTGTTTACCAGTCTCCGCCTCACCGACTGTCGGCAAGTCCTCCTCAATGACCGGCGCTGGGTCTTCCGCATTCATCCCATCGATGAGTTCTTCCTGATCCAACCTGTCGTCATAGATCACCCGCCAGACTGTGCCCATCACGTGCCGCCATTTTGGATGGCTTCTGAACTTCGATACCTTCTCGATGTAGCCCAGCTTCTCTGCCCTGGTGAATGCCCTCGTGACGTTCCCCCGCTGTACGCCGGCCACTTCCGCAATGGTCTTTGCATTCGGCCAAGTGAACCCCTGATTGTTAGCGTAAGAGCAAAGCAGCGCGAATAAATGATAGTCATTCACACTGAGCCCCTTGCCCTTGTTCGCCTTGGCCTTCCGCTTGACATCCCATGCCGCTCTCGTTGGCACGCGACCGAAAAAGCTAGGCGGTGCGTTGTTGGACTTCCCGAATGATGGCGCGTCGTCCTTGCTCATCTCGCTTCCTTTCAATTGCTCTCAACATCTGCATTCTGTGACAACATCTGAACTCGACATCGTCCTTGATCTCCACCCACGACGGGAACCATTTGGACTGATCCGACATCTTGCCCAAGCTCTCCAAGACCGCATCCCTGGGATATTGTCTGAGTTTCTCCACATAAGCCTCCAGGATGATATCGATGTCGGCTCCCTCATTCCTGTGCGAGGTCAAGGCTCTCAGCTTCAGCAGCGCCTTGGCAATCTGATTGTCCTCCGCCGGCGCCATCGTTGCAGACAATGCACTGTGCGCTTCAGCCAACTTATCGTCACCGACGTGGCTGGTGATGATATAGCCCTGGAAGTCGAAGTCAGTTGATAGTCTCTCTTCGACTTGCAAACC